GGAATGCTGAATAATAAGGTCAACCATTCATCTTTCCACGAGGACTGTGATGCCCTCATAGCAGCTAAGTCCCAATCAATCTCGCCTGTTGCTTCTTTCATACGAATAGTAGCTTCGGCTTTTTGTATAGCTGTTTTACCTTCTATGTAAGAAGAAGCTAGACTAGATACAGAACTTAGTATTGTACCTAGCATTATACGCAGTCACAATCATCATGGCACTTCTTGTTCCACAATGCACACCATAACCTTTTAAAATATTTTATCATCTCTCTTCTCTCTCCATTCTTCTTGGTTCTGATTTCTCTGCTCCCATCCAGATTGCAAAGCTTCCTGTCATCGCCCCAGTAATCACGGATATTAACCCTGCTTGTTGTGTAGTCAACTCTGGCTGACTCAAAGCCCATTCTATACAGCGAATGTAAACGCCCGTCATAACTAACATCATAAGTCTTGGAAGTATTCGCCATTTATCAAGAGTCTCTGGAGTCATTTTTCTTTTTATCCTTAAACGCAGATTGGTCGTGTCGTGGGTCTCTAGCTTGTTCAATAACCTTTTTTATCCAATCACCGTTATCACCTGTATTGCGACAATACTCGCATCTGTCATCTTCTATGTGATGCCCACAGATTTCGCATGTAGGCTCATACAACACTAGGTTGGCTCTCCTCTTTTACCACCTTGCTCCATAAACAATCTCACTGTTTCTTCAGGCACACACATAATCTGTTCTGGTGGTCTGTTGCCATACTCTCTAATTAATGCTTTAGCGAGTTTGAAAGGATGGTCTCCTATAAACTTTTGACATGTAGCCACATTGTGAAAGTGTCCATGCTCTGGTGGATTCTGAAATATAAATATGTCTTTTGTTCCGTCTGTATACACACCAGACATTACGGCTACTATAAACCATGCTTTAATCATCATCTTTAAAATATCCTATATTATGTAACTTTTCTATAACTTCGCGTTTTCTTAGCGATTTTTTTAGGCTGTTTAACAAACTGCTTTCCTGCTGCCTTGCCTTTTCTTTTAGCTCTAGTTGTCGCTGCGTACTCTTGGGGTGATAGAGCCTTGATTGCAGCTTCTGGTAGATAACGCTCTCCAGTTTTGGAACTGGGCTTACCACTCTTTGTTCTCCACTTTTGTTTTGTCCATGATTTAAGTGACCTTTGACTTTTTGCGAGTGCCATTCTTTTTTGCCTTCCCTGCCACACTTAATGCAATAGCTACTGCTTGTTTTGGTGGCTTACCCTCTCCTCTAAGTTTTCGAATATTAGAGGATATAGATTTATTAGTTTTACCTTTTTTTAGTGGCATTCTTTTTTGCCTTACTGGGTAGTATCCCTTTATTAACTGCTCTAGCTCTTTCGCTAAACCCTAGCTTTTTTCCCTGTTTTACTTTTTGTCTTATTGTTTGTAGTTTTGCGACCATGCTGTTTTCTTATCTGTTCTTTTCCTAGTTTAGCGATTTTAACAACTTCTGTCTTGCCCATTACTTTAGCACGTTGTTCCATCACTGTCAAGATTTGGATTTTCCTCGCAAACGGTTTTTTAACTTTTTTAACCTGCGCCACAGTTCTCTTGGCATCAGCCACAGTGGCAAATCTAATAGGGACTGTATCTTTGGGATTTTCATCTGTATATAATCTGCGGTCACTTCCTTTTGGCTTTTTGCCTGTGCCTACCTTTGGGTCAGCCATTATGACCTGTAACCCCCACCTGCATCTTTATATCTTTTAGCAAGCATCTGTGCTTTTCTTGCAGACCATTGTCCCGGTGCGCCGCCTTTGCCCCCTGCTTTGATTGCTGAGAACATACGCTTTCTCATTCCGGGTTTAGTATAGTTACCTGCTTTGTTAACTGTGCTTTTAGCTTTTCGTGCCATTTCGACTCTCCCAATACTCTTCACCGTAATGGTGAAATATCTCTTCACCTTTTGATATATTCTTTACCGCTTTAAATCGTATAAAGTTATTATCATCATGTATCTCCCACTCAGCATTGGGGTCACTGCTGTGGTTGTACATCATAGCGTTCCCTAATGGAACTAAGTATTCTTCTTCTTCATTCGGTGTGCCAAACACGTAATCGTGTAGTATGCATGTGTCGGTCATATCAGAATCATCAGTAACAAGATAATAACATAGTTCAAGTGTATCTCCTATATTATAATCTTTGTCTGCGAAAACTCCAAAGCCATGCACCGATGACTCTGATAGATAGACCATTATTTATCTTTAGGTTTCATTCCTTTGACTGCATTAAATATAGCAACAATCTCTGGTCTACTTAAACTAGGATTTCTTTTTAATGCAGATGCAATGAAAGCGGATTTGCTAGATGTATCTAATGCAGCTTTAACGTCTGCACCTTGATTAGCGTTTAGAATTTTTTTTTTACCCATAGCTGCACCACCGCGCATCATTTTCTTCTTCGCCATCTTAGCCATACCGCCGCCCATCATTTTTTTCTTAGCGGACATTCCTCCACCTCTCATCTTCTTCTTTGCCATCATGGACATTCCTCCACCACGCATTTTCTTTTTAGCCATTTTTGCTTTGCCATGCATTGCC